TTATACTAGGTTGACCTATTAAGGTTTTGTCTTTTGTCTGGCTTGTCTCTATCGGTCCATTTACACTGTATTGTACCGTAGATCCATTGCCAGGCAACTGTTTTTGCCTTGATACCATCCCCCCCCCCCATAATCACCAATAACCCCACATTGAACCATAATCATTTTATTATCATTTCTTTCAGAAGGTTTCTAATCGTGATTCCTTTCCCACACTTCGAAATTGATTGGTACGCATATGCAAGAATTGAACACCCACTCTTCGACCATCCCTGCCTCCATGATAAGACGTTGTCCCTGCTTCCGGAGTTTGCCAAATACTTGAGTAAGCAAACAGTTCCACAGCTGTTTCTTGATTCTCTGTTTGGGTGCCAAACTGGTGAAATTTTCTCTCGGGAGTGCTCAGCGCCCGGGTTGTTTTATTGAAAACAAACACGCTTTCTAGCATGTTTGGGCTTCTTTTGACATTTCTCTTGGGCATGAATTCCCCCAACGAATTGTCAATAGATGGTCAAACATGTTAATCCTATGTGATAATGGAAGAAAGTTTCATATTGCTTCTCACAACCTTCTCAGGCGATAGAAGGAAACTACTCGCCGCCCGGATGGCCTAACGGTGGATTGTTAACCCATAAATTCACAGATAATGCTCTGAATTTTTGGTCTACACAATGTGCTTATTAAGCTTCCAACTCATGAAACAAACTCTCTTTTGAAAATGTCTCTGACCTTGACCGAACAAATCCTCCAAAACACATTCCCACCAATGATTTTTGTCGTTACAAATTCGATGAAAGGACTCGCCCGGTATACCATCCCTCAATTCCTAACCCTCTTGATCTCGATCCCAACTCTTCTGTTGTTATCCGTTCTTACGCCGCTTGTCATCCTAAGGCGTAAACGGAGCCTCACATCTTACGTCCGTAGTGAACAACCGAGTGAAGAAATTCCTAAGCTTCAAAGCTTTGATTTCGTCGAACCATTGAGGCAATTTGAGGAATTGTTGTGGAAGTCCAAGCATATTGCCTTCACGAGCTTGCTGACTAACTTCCTCTCAGCGCAAAGATCCGGAGCCAAATTAGCGTCACTTGTTGGCATGTGGCAGTTGTATGCCAAGACCACCCCTAGCCAAAATGTGAAAGATACGTTAGCGAACAACCTCCATCTTATCATCGATGCTGGAGAATGGGTTGATGATACTATTGCCAAATTTAGAGGAGAAGAAAGACCCGAACGCCCCAACAGACAAGCCACACTTTCTGCCGAAGTAAGAGAGCTTTTCGATGACCACACTCTTGAACCTGCTTTCCTTGATCGAAACAAGGGACTGTTTTCTCTGGCAGCCGCTGCTGTGGCTCTCGTTGGAATTTTTGTTCCAGCAGGACTTTCTATGAGTGAGAAAAAGACCCTCTCTGCTAATATTGTTGACTTGGGTAAGAGTATCACTGCCAAGAATGTCATAATGAAGGAAGTCGTTGAAACGAAGGAAACTCTATTGTCTTTACTTTGGGCCGCTTTTGGACAAGATTACATCCCGTCCCGTGACGTAGCCGCCAAAGCCGTGCAGGAAAAGAGTTTACAATTGTTGAAAGATCTTACTGAGTACGAAACCAAGCTCAAGATTGACTTTTTCGGAGTAATGCGAGAAGAACCCATCATAAAACTTGAGAAGGCTATCAGGAATGTTGAAAGCATGTACCATGATCTAAGTGCTGTACAGAAAAGCCAATACAATCTCACCATGGTTTTGCAGCAAATTAAGGCTGGCTATGAAAACCTTCTTGAGCGCAGAAATTCGTTGATAGTCAATGTCACCGGCAAGCAGAAACCAGTTGTTATTCACATCGTTGGATCTGTCGGATTGGGAAAGACAGTTTACGCTAGAAATTTGGTAGATCGCCTCTCTAAGAAATTTAACATCACATCTTTCTGGAGATCAATTAAAGACGAATTTTGGTCCAATTTTGCAGGCCAGCAGATTTTGGTCTGGGACGATATTGGAACCCGTAAGGACGGAATGGACTACGACGAGTTTTGCTACCACACTGAAACAGCTCCTTCAACATCAATTGGAGCCGCTATCAAGGACAAGGGAAGACCGACTAATCCCCTTTTCATAATCACCACCGGAAATGTCAAATATCTTGGAGCACAGCACCATAACATGGTAACTCCGGATGCTTACCACCGCAGAAGACACTTGGTGGTTCAGCTTGACAATCTCGGAGCGCGAGAATGTTTAGATTCAACAGGAGAAACCCAGAAGTCATGGGAATATGATTCAGCTTTGACGACGTTTACCCTTTACAGACCTGTGCCCTTGGCTGGAACTGAAGATGCCCCGAATAAGATTGGCGGAACAACTGAAGACCGAATCTTTGAATACTTGTGTGCGATGAAAACGATCAATGATAATGAGTTCAAGGATTCCTTGCGGCGCAAGGAATATTTCAAGAATGAAATTCCCGAGAACGAAGTGGAGGACAGAACCAGGGCTAGCATTCCCTACCTCCTCGGCAAAGTTATTGAGCGCAAGACTCCATCTGTTGCCGGCTCAGACTCCAGCGAGGACTTTATAATCAAAGAGACTAAAGTGGAGTGTACCAATTACAAGGCTGTGTTTACTCCAAGTGAAGGAATGAACAGGTGCTACATCAATGCCGTACTTCACAATGCCGCTCCAGGAACCAAGTCTGAGACCGTGAAGAAACAGCTAAAGACAGGACCCACATGGTTTCCATCAACCAGAATCGACGAATTTGTTGCAGAGCAATATAAAATCTTTAACTCTAACGAAATGGGAGACAACTATTCTGTTGCAAATGTTGCGGCTCACTTTAGCAAGAACGTCTGTATTCATCACTTGACTGGTTGCACGCTCTACGACATGGGTTTTTCAGAGACCGTCCATGTGAAGCATGATCGTGAGGCCCAGCATTATGAAGCTATGGAACAAGTGCAGGTCCAAGGAGGAATTAATCCTTCCACCAAGGTGCTCAAGACCAAGAGACCAATCATTGTTGTGTCTGGACCAAGTGGCTGTGGTAAGACCCACACAGCCCAGAAATTCGCCCAATTGCTTAACGCCCCCGTTGAAGATGTCTATCTTGGTGACGTTACAGATATACGAGAGGCTCTGAGAGCCAATGCTGATAAAGTGATGTTCATTGATGATATAACCATGAGCAATGAAAATTATGAGCAAGCTGTTGCCATTGCCAATGCATACTATTCCCTTGATTGCGTAAAGCCTGTTGCACTGATAATGACCGAAAATTCGAAGAAGCTCGGCATTGTCAAAAGTAAGACCGCCATCACCGAACTGCATAGAAGATCGCACTTGATTCAGATGGGATTCAACAGAGGCTGGTTCGAGATGGACCTTTTCATAGATGATGAATGGAGAGCCAGACGCTTTAGAAATGAGCTATCCATGTACACTGATTGCCACGAAGTTCAGCGCAGTAGACTTTGGGCTAGCTTTGTTCCCTATGAGGGAACTTTAACATCTGTTAGCCCTGTCGACTTGCCAGTTCAAATGAAGATCTTAAATGATATGAAGTTCCATGACGAAGTTGAAACGCAGACCGCGTGGTCGCTCCCTTTGCCAAACGAAATTGACTTTGGAGTTGAGCTGAAGATGCCTATTGCAGAGTTGTGTAAGTCCTCCACTGCTGACCTTGTTTGCTCAGTTTTCACAGGAAAGTTATACACGCTCAAAGATTACACCAACAAGTTTTCTGCCGCCTCGTCCTTGAAGATTGTTAAGGACATATTTGCCACTGGACCTAGGTTGGAGATGCATACCGCAGAGGAACTGGTTTTGGCTTTCAATAACTGTAATGTGAAATCAAAGTTTGACGTGCCTGGTTGCGCTGTGATCCGCGGACCAGATGGAAACATCGGCATCTGTTGGAGAGGTGAAACAATTCGCATGTTTACCATCTCATGTGATAACGTCACGCTTAAAGAGAACAAAATTGATGTTGAGGCTTATTTCAACGCTGCCTCAATTTATCGCGATCTGATATCCGAGATGACTTTTGATCCTAACACCATTACTGATGTTGAGCAGAGCTTCAAGGACCTTAGCCTGAAAGAATTTAAGGAGAAACACGTGTTGTCGACACTCTTCAATGTTGTCATTGCTATGCTTTCCATCGGCATGCAAATTTATGCGCCATATGCTTTGGCCCGTGAGATGATGGATAGGGGAAATGATGCTATGGAGTTGGCCTATCTCAGAAAGGTGTGCCCTGAATTGTCTGCCTGGAATCGGAATCCAAGCCTTGATTTTGAACCATTTGCCATCGAGGGTAGAATGATGAGGACTCTCGAGGAGGTGGAGGATCATGTGGGTTTGGGCCGAACGTTGCCAATGAATGTCATCCCCAAGATGGCTGCAATGTTGGTTCATATCCCATATGGTTATCCTTGTCTGAGACAGTTTTTATCACGGAACCCAATTGCCATGCACCCTCAAGTTGAGCAATACAATGCTAGACACGTGCATTTTCCCCCAAATTCGTACACCCGAAGCAATCACGTTATCGAGGCTGGCTCCATGACATCTAAGTCCTCTTCTTCATCCAGCGGAATGTCCAGTTTCTTCGACTCCAAACACCCGAGGGAATACGACTCCGAAGGCCACTTCCACCAGTACGCCATGCCCAACTACGATGATAAGATTAATCAATTGGACGATCTCAATGCCGATTGGGACGATACTGACGGAGAAGTCGATTATGACGAAAGAATAGAGTGGGAGAGCGCACAAGGCTTCCTGGCCGGTTTTGTCATTGAATCTTCCGCCCACACGAATAAGCGCGTTGAGAACACCGTGAAGCTGTTGACTGAGTCCTCAGCTCATTCCAAGCCTAAAGCCGTTGATAAGCCCCTAACCGTTGAATCTTCTGCCCACAGCAACAAGACCATCAGAAAAGCCGTAAGTGTCGAAAGCTTCCAAAATGGCTCAGTGTTCCTATATACCAACAAAGACGGGAACATGGACATCGTGAAGAGCCTCACTTGCCCCCCAGGATTTGACTCATATTATGCATTCGTTGACCAGCACGGATATTACGGTTTTGAGGGAAGAGTTGCTAGTATTAAGTGCTCGTTGTACACTTACGTTAAGACTAACCAACTGAAATGGGCTGTTATGTTCATACGCAGAGATTTGACCTCCTTCGACGCTGTTTCTCTGCTACATGTTGAATCCGCCACTGTTTTTGAGGCTGGAGATGTTGTAATGGTGAGGCGAACTTTGCTTGGCAACACGTATGAACACTATGGTATTGTAGGCCCTGAACCTAATGGAGATGGACTTGCCGTTTACCACGTGCAGAGTGCAAAGAACGCGTCACTGAGTGGAATTGTTGCAGTTGACCCCATTCAGTGCGAAAAGTGGATTTTGGCAAACAGAGATGATTTTCTCGCAGAGGAGAAGTTGCGAGTTCGTTCTTCTTTTGACCACCTGAAGAAGTTTGCTTTCACTCCATTCCCCTACCACATTGACGCTTCAAATTGCGAAACTTGGGCATTGGCCATGCGATATGAGAATTGGCAGGTCTTGCGAAAACAGAAGCCACCAACTTGGTTCAATACATTTTTGAGCATTGCGAAGACGTTTACTACCCCTGCTAGTTCTTTCCCCGAGATCCCTAAAGTTGAGGCTTCCATCGACCCAACTGGATTAAATTTCAACAGGAGCTCTATTCTACCAGCATCTGTTGTTCTCGTGGACCCTGCCACGCAGATTCCATTGGTTAGGGGGCTGGGCGTTAAGGGTAACTTTGTTCTGTCGGTTGCGCATTCCGTAGACCATGTTCTGGTTAAGAAGTTGATTGCTGGCGGAACCCAGTTGTATCCCGCTAGAAAGGTTTGGTCTGACGTTCAGGCTGATGTTGCATTATACGAGATTGTTGACAAGAAGCATCAGGCTTTCCGCGACATCACCGGTAATTTCCTCAGTGTGAAAGAGCTCACCACCGCTCTTGCTGATGGCACCGACCAGGTTGCCTTGTTGACCATCCCAACCCCTGTCATGAATTCCTTGGTTATGCAGACATATAGTGCCAGAATAAAGGGTCAAATACATGCCCTCAGGAATGGTAAATTCGGTGAGCATGGCCTGGAGTATTCATCATACTTAGTTGGCGCTTTGGCCGACTCAGCCTACACACAGGAAGGAGATTGCGGCTCGGCCCTTTCACTACTCTCACCACATGTTTCCGGGAAGATCATCGGAGTCCATCGTGCGGCCACAAAGACGAGGATGTATGCCTCAGTTATAACTAAGGAAAAGTTGTTGACAGTTGTCGCCAGGTTGGCCGTTACCAGGGAAGGACCTCCATTGCAGTGCTGGACCCCTAGGGACGGAGTTGTTGCTGCTGAAGGGAATTGTCCCGTAACCGGTTTCCCAATCGTTGGAAAGAGCATTTACCCGCCGAATCCGAACAGAGGCACAAAGCTGCGTAAAGTTATGCAAGCACCCAGATGCATTGAGTCTGAAGGAGAGCCAGCCATTCTCGCCGCAAGAGATCCGCGAGCCAATGGATATATGCCCGTTTACACTACGCTGAAGGCTTTCGAGAGACCGGAAATTAACATCGATGAAGACGAATTAGCTGAAACGACTCAAAGCTTGGTGCAATATTTTGCCACTTGCTTGACCGGAAAGAAATTGGAAGTTCTAACTCTTACAGAATCGTTGAATGGACCATCCAGAATGAAGTATCCTGTTGCAGGATCGCTTGAAAGGTCTTCATCCCCAGGTTTCCCGTTGACCTTCAGGGACAAAACATCCAACAAAAATGCATATCTTGTGCAGAAAGACATTGCTGGCCAACCCCTTTGGCAAATCGCTGACAACGAAGAAGGCGAAGAACTTAAGAAAGATATCGACATCATGAGCGCAGTTGTTGGAAGAGGAAAAAGGCCAAATTTGGTTTTCTCCTACTTTCCAAAGGACGAGGTGTTGCCAATGCGCAAGATAACTGAACCCAAGACCCGAGGAATTTTGGCTTCCAACATGCCATACGTTATCCTTTTCAGAAGATATTTTCTTGCATTACACCTCAGATTTCAAGAAATGTTCAGGGATTTGCCAATTAAGATCGGCATTGATTGTCTCAGCTCGGATTGGAACGACCTTGCCAACTACCATCTTAAGGTTGGCAGCCATGGTTTCGATGCGGATGCAAAGTCTTGGGACGCTAGTGTTCCCGTTGTTTTCATGAAGATGGCCTTAAATTTTTGCAATGGCATGTACCAAAAGCTAGACCCTAATTGGACCGCCCACGATGATACCATTAGAACAGCCATTCACGCTTGCACGGAAAAGCCTTACGTTCTTGTCGGAACAGATGTTTTACAGTTGCCCCAGGGCCAGGTGAGCGGTCAACCCGGAACCGCTTTTGAAAATTCATTTGTAAATATATTACTTGTTGTACAGTGTTTCATTAATATCATGAAGTTACACAACCCACATATTGCCAGTGTTTCTGGCTTCTTCAAGCACGTTGCACTTTCCGTTTATGGTGACGACATGATGGTCACCCTTTCCGCCGAGGTTGTTGAGGTTTTCACCATTGACAAATACGCCATTGAAGCAGCAAAATACGGCTTCACCATCACTAATGCCCAGAAGACCGCCGACATTGCTGTTAAAGCCATACCACTTGAAGAACTCGTCTTTTTGAAGCGCCACTTTGTGAACATCAGAGGACAGTGGGCCGGCCCAATCGAGTTGGCTTCCATCGGCAAATCCGTTACATTCATCCGCGGATCAGGAAGCTATTTTCCAAAAAGAGATGAATTGGGGAACATTCAATGGAGAGTTTCCCTCGATTTGGGGTTGATTCGAGCAAATTTCGAGTCCGCTTTACGCGAGCTAAGCTTGCACAGTGAGGATCTGTTCTACACCTACCTTGAAGAGGTGAACAGAGCATTGATAGACGAAGACGAAACGCCTATCTCTGCCGAGTTTCGTGGAATCCAGAAGATCGTTGGGATTTTCTGACTAAGCTCTGAGACATTGTCTCAACTTATGATCTGCTTTGCGAATAAAAGTGCTCAACCCAAATCGTTAATTTTCATTTTCACAATGGCTGTCGCAGGAGTCGATCCCACAATTAATCTTGGTGCGCCTGGTAATGCCACCAACGTTGCTTTTGTCGAACCCGTCATTGAATCCTCTGAAACGAAATCAGAGCAGAGGAAGGAGATTTCCCACACAGGCATCGATCTCGGACTCGATGTAATTTCCAAACAATTCGTTTATACCGGCACCTACACTTGGTCAACCACCGACCAACCCGGAAAGGTGCTTCACGTTTTCCCCATTCATCCCGAAGCTTGTAATAAATACACAGACCATGTTTACCAGATGTTCAATGTGTGGACTGGCGGCCAGAAAGCCAGAATTCGAATCATTGGCACTGCCTTCTATGGAGGAGGCTTGTATTTTGTGCGCATTCCCCCAAATTACACAGTTGAACAAGTTAATGCGATGGACCTTTCATCATACACCGCATTCCCCCACGCTGACATGGACCCGAAAAATCTATCATCCAGTGACCTTGATCTCCCTGGCTATCGTATTGGCCATTTCCATCAAGGCCCCCTTGAGCTGTCGAATCCCCAATCCTTTGCTGGTTGGCTTGCCATCGTTGTAAATGCCCGCCTTGTGACTCAATCTCCCGAAATCAGTTCAATTGATCTCAGAGTGGAGATGGCAGGAGATTTCCTTTACAAAGTGCCTGGTCCTATCCGTGACCTTCCTTCTGAAGCCACGGGACCTATCTCTGATGCAAACTTGTTCATTCCCAACTTAACCGGTTGCGATGATGCAATGCACGTCATCAACCACACCAACTTGGTTGTTTGTAACGTTGCACAGAACAAGTTTCACAATGGAAACTGTTTCCAAGTCCGTGGAGACACGGGCAAGTTCAATTATTCATACGACAAAGTCACCTTACC